AAAAATACTCAGGATGGCGATGAAAGTTTTCTCGAATTAAAATGTAAAGATAATCAAGGTAATAATATTATATTTAGATTTGAAACGAATTCAAGTGAAGGTGACCAAGAAGGTGTATATAATGTTAATGATGTTAAATTAATAAATTTTATATTCAATTCTGGTAATGAAAACGTTGAATTAGATAAAGATGGATTAACAGAATTTAATTCTGAACATAGTGGTGAATTATTTGATGTGATAGAGAAGTATATCGATATTGAATCATCTGAGCCTGAAGATTTTAATGAATTAGCTGAAGCAATTAAATTAATTGATGCAATAAAAAAAGATTCATATCCATATGGTGGTGGTTCGGATGAATTACAAAATGGTAAGGCATATGCTGATGAAAAGCCAGTTAATCCTAAATTAAGAGTAAAATCACCTGAATTAGATAAATATATACAAGAAGATACTGATTATCCTACCGGAATTGGTAAAGAATTTAGTACGGAATTAAATAAATCTAAAATAAAACGAAAAAATAAAAAAAAAGTAAAATTAAGTGAATCTGACCAAGATGAAGAAGAATTAACATCAGATAAAAATTCGGAAGAAACACCAGAATTTAAAACCGATGATATTGAGCAACTTGCACAAGATAAAGAAGAAGTTGGTGATATGTTACAAGGTGGATTAGGTGACGATAAATCTCCGTTAGATTTTAATCCTGAGCAAATTTTAAAAGGATTAGATGTTGAAAAAGAACATACTGATAATCCTATGATTGCATTAGAAATAGTCATGGACCATTTAAGTGAAGACCCTGAATATTATACGGCTAAAGATAATTCAGATGATTCCGCACAATTTAATGCAGCTAAAGATATCTCTGTTAAAGAGACGGATAAATCAGATGATGAAGAAACGACAAATTTATTATTAGGATATAAACCAATCAATGTAGGTGAAACTTTTGATTATAATAGCGAAAAAGAATATCATGCTAATGATAGGTATAATCGATATCTTCAACTATCGCAAAAAGTATTTAACGAATTAAGTGATATTGAAAAAGAAGAATTTTTTCAACTTTGGAATGAATTTAAAGATGAAGACAATAATGAAGAGCAAATGAACGTTGATGAAAGAGCTGTAAATCCACAAGAACTTGAAGCACAAATGAGTCAAGAACCTTATGTTAGTGTTAAAAAAGGTATATTAAAGTATTTTGCAAGCAATAGTAAATATGCAGGAATTGATGCGGATAGCAGAGCAGACGAAATAATTAAGAGATATCATAGTTGGATTCTAAATATATCGAAACGTTACGAACCTAATGAAATAGCAGGTAAATTATTTAATAATTACATAGAAAAAACAATGGGAAATAAAGCTAAAGGTACTGAGACACAACAAGCTGCTAGTCCAGATTCAATGCAAAAATTTTACGATGAAAGAATGAATAATTTAGAATTTAAACCCGTTGTTAATTCAATGAAGGAAATTTTAAAGACTAAAGGTTTAAATGATGAGCAAATAAATAGTAGGGTTTCTGAGATTTTCAGTAAAAATTTTACAAATATTGTAGCAAAATTAGCAAGAAGAGTACCAGTTAATTTAGTGGCAAAAATGTTTGTAGAGACATAAATTTTAAAATTATTAATAATACGAATATATTTTAATTTAAAAGGCTACATCGTGTAGTCTTTTTTGTTTAATGGGTATTTATATAAAAAAAGAACATGTCAATTTTTAGAAGCTATTTTCTTAAGAATACAACTTTAATCGAAAGTAATCTGACGAATAATTCGCAGAATCCCGTAACAGAAATATCTTATGGTACTCTCAATAAAGAGGTAAGTAGATTTATTTTTGACGTAAGTTTAGATAATTTACGAGAAAAAATAGCAATTGGGTTAATTAATCCAAATAGAATTGTTAAACATATATTACATATGACAAATACTATTGCATATGCTTCACAGTATATCGGTAGAAAGTCATATAGTCTGGCTATAAACAGAGCAAGTAGTTTTACCTTGGATTTATTTAATATTACCGAAGACTGGCAAGAAGGAGCTGGATATGATTTCACTTATTCAGATAAACAAGGATTATTCATAGACAGACCATCACCTATCATTAATGAACAAGCAGCCAATTGGACTGCTAGGACAACAGGTATTGGCTGGACAACTGCCGGAGCATATATTAGTGGAGTATCCGAAATAATTGGAACACAAGCTTTTGAAGTCGGAAATGAACAAATGGAAATTGATGTAACCGATTATATCAATCAAAGACTTTTTGGTACAGGCTATACTGGAACTACTAGTTATACAGGAGATTCATATGGATTAGGTATTAAGTTTCCAGATTATTTTGAAGATATGGAAACCGAATTCAGAGAAGCAGTTGCATTTCATGCTAAACATACTAATACATTTTATGAACCATTTATAGAAACTATTATCGATGATAATATTACAGACGATAGAAATTATTTTTATATGGATAAAGATAATGACCTTTATTTATACGTGAATATCGGTAATTTTTCTCAAAATATTGATGTAAATAAAGTAGATATATATGATTATGAAGATAATCTAATATATACATTGACAGGAGATTCTATTATCAACGTATCTAAAGGAATTTATAAAATTACTCTAAATATTGATTCACAAATATATCCAGACGCTGTTTTATTTAAAGATGTTTGGTCTTTAACAATTAATGGTAGGGATACCGAACACATCGGAGAGTTTTATTTAATTTCACAGAATAAGTATTATACCTTTAATTTATCTAATCAAATTGATTTTAGGAATTATTATTTTTATTATTGGGGAATAAATGAAAAAGAAAATATTAGAGCAGGTAATGTTAAAAAAATACGTTTATCAATAAAAGAATTATATCCTAATCAGAGTAACTTCTTACCATTAGATATTGAATATCGTCTATTCCTTACTGTTGGTTCTAAATATGAAATAGATATTATTCCATTTACACCTGTAAATAGGACCAGTAATGGTTATGAATTCAATTTAGATACATCATGGTTGATACCACAAGACTATTATTTACAAATAAGACTAAAAAATGGTAACTACTATGAAAACAAGCAAAGTCTCTCATTTACAATAGTTTCAGACGGAATAATGTAATTTAATATTTTTTTTTAAAAACCCTTGTATTTATACGATATGAAGACTACATTTGTAGTATTAATTTATAATTGAAAAATAATATTAACTGTAATCCAATTTAAAATGGAAAATGAAATTGTAAAAGGGACAAATGCACAAGGTGACGATTTGTCTAAACTGAAAAAAATGTTTAGTGATTATCAAAAAAAACAATCACAGAAAAAAAGAAAAACAAGTGACGAAATTCTAGCGAAGTATTTTGTTCCTCGCAAAACTAAAGAAGTTTTTAGAATTTTACCCCCAAAACCCGGTAGAAAATACATTGAAGAAGCATTTTTTCATGTAGTAACAACCAATGCTACTGGTGGCAAGAAAAAACATGGTACTGTCATTTATTGTCCTGCACATAATGACCCGAAGATTAAGAAGTTAGATTCTTCAGGTGAAGTTATGCTAGATGGTAATGGCAATCCTATTATGATTCCTGCCCCATGTCCACTTTGTAGTAAGAATAAAAAACTTCTTGCAAAGCAAGACCCATCGTTAAAGGGTATTAAGAAAGAAAACATGAATGAAACTCAAAAGAAAATTAACGAAAAAAATCGAGAAATTTTCATTGAGGCCAATAAATGGGAAGCAAAGAAATTTTACATTATTCGGGGCATTGATAAAGGTGCTGAAAAGGATGGTGTTAAATTTTGGAGATTCAAACATAATTTTAAAAATCAAGGTACACTTGACAAGTTACTTCCGGTTTTGGACGGTTATGTAAATGCTTATAAAGCAGATTATACACATCCTGAGAAAGGTACTGATTTTAGTCTGACTATGGCAGATAGTGAATTTAATGGTCATGTTTATAAGAGTTTGTCTGCAGTTATTTTTGGTGCACCAACGTTACTTCACAATGACCCAACAGTTGTTCAACAATGGCTTGAAGATGAAATTACGTGGAGAGATGTTTTTCTTCCTAAGAAAGCTCCTAACACCACACCATTAGAATTTCTGGAAATGGTAGCAATGGGTACTAATCCTTATTGGGATGATACCGATTCTAACAACAAACATTGGGTATTTCCGGGTCGTCCAGATTTAGAAGAAGCAGCAAATACTCGTCATCGTAATCTAGATAGCGAGGAAGATGAAAATTTTGAACAGGCAACTGACCTTAATCAAGATTATCCACGTGTTACGGTAAGTAATATCACACAAGAGAATGTCGGAACATATACCGAAGACGCTAAAGATATTACAGCTAAGACTACGGCTAAGATTGTTGAAACACCTACACAATCAAATGAAGACACAGATGAGGAATATGATGATGTAGATGAACCAGAAACTGGTGATTACGATGATTTACCTTTTTAAATGTACCGAAATTTTTTTATCATTTTAAATTAAAATTATGTTGAGATAAAAAAATTAATGATTTAGATGTCCATTCTTTCTAAGGATGGACATTTATATACTATCGACATTATACATTAATTATTAAAATATTAAAAATCATATAAATATGGCAAAAGTAATTGAAAAAACAATTCCTACAAGTCCTCCTGTAAGGAAACCTACTGTAAAAAAATCATTTTCTATGAATGATTATAAGAAAAAGGTAAATGCTGAAGATATTCCAGATAAACCATTGGAATGGATAAAAATAAGTGATGCATTGGAATCAGTTACTGGATTACCGGGATTTCCAAAGGGGTATGTATCGACTTGTCCGGGATTTAGTAATACAGGAAAATCTACTGCAATTGCATTAGGTATTGTTAATGCACAAAAAATGGGATTACTTCCTATTATAATCGATTGTGAAAATAATCTAAGTAAATATAGATTGTCTCAGATGGGTTTTGATTGGGATGGTGACTATATTACTATTGATAACGAATATTTATTAGAAAAATTTGGAAAGCCAAGTGATAAAAATAGAGAACAAGCTTCTATTGAAGACTTAGCAAACTGTATTCGTTTTTTCCTAAAAGAACAAGAGATTGGTAATTTACCACGTGAATTAGCATTTGCTATTGATTCTATTGGTACATTGAATTGTAATAAAACCATTGCGGCAAGAGCTAAATCAAGTACAGATGGTACAGAAAATAGTGATAAGGATAACAACATGTGGAATGCTTTAGCTTATGAGAAAGAATTTTTATATCTTTTCAATGATGTTATTCCTAATAGTAGAAAAATCAATTCAGAATTTACTAATACGGTAATGGGTGTTCAAAAAATTGGACGTGATAACATAAATAATGTTATAACAATGAAAGGTGGTCGTATTTGGGAATATACACCAAGACTTCAATATTATTTTGGTGGTGTTCTTACAAAAGGCGTAAAAAGAATTACGGCTACTTCAAAAAAACGTGAAGTGGCATATGGCGTAGAAGTTAAAGTTCAGGTTTTAAAGAACCATATTGATGGACCTCTCGGTGGATTATCAATGGATGGTAAGATTATATCTGTTCCCCAAGGTTTTATATTACCAGATAAATTAGATGAATATAAAAAAGAAAATATTCTTTTTTTCCGTAATTTATTTGGTGAAAATATCGATATTGAGGATATTGAGGATGGTGTTAAGGTAGACGAAAAAGGCGAAGAATAATTTAATAAACAACGATGGATAATACAACTATCCATCGTTGTTAATTTATAATAAGTGAAAATACGTACATTATTAGTAGATGCGAATTATCTTTTACAACGTTCATTAAACGGTGCTAAAGATACGTATACTAGTAAATTTGGACATATAGGTGGATTATATCAATTTTTTACTACTGTACGTAAATTAATTAAAGATAATAAAATCAATAAGGTTATATTGATGTGGGACGGTGAAAATGGTGGTGTATATCGTTATCACGTAGATTCTGAATATAAGGCTAATCGAAAAAATAAAAAGTGGCATAAAAAAATTGTAATGACCGATGCCGAAATAAAAAGAGAAAAAGAAAAAAGTGAATCGGTATTAATTCAACGAAAGAGAATACAGGCTTATGCTGAAGAACTTTTTATAAGACAAATTGAAGTAAACGATATTGAAGCAGATGATTTGATTGCTGAATATTGTATTCAACATAATAATAAAGAAGAAATATTTTTATTTACAAATGATAGAGATTTTGCTCAGTTATTGGATTTAGATATTACGATATTTTTTGCAGATAAAAAGAATGGTGATGCATTTATACCTATAACCAGAGTCAATTATTTTTATCAATTTAATCATCACTATACGAATGCTATCGTGATGAAAATAATAGGTGGTGATACTGCCGATAACATTAAAGGTATTGATGGAATTAAAGAAACTACATTATTGAAATATTTCCCGGATATGAAGTTTAGGTATATGCCAGTACGTGAAATTTGTGAAAAAGCAGATGAAATCAATAAAAATAGGATTATAGATAAAAAAAAACCTTTAAAAATTTTTGAAAATTTATTAAATAACATCCAAAGACTTAAAACAAATTATATACTTATTAATCTAAAAAAACCGTTTTTAAATGAACAAGCAATTGAAGAACTAACACAACTCGAAATGCCGTTATCTCCAGATGATAGAGGTTCGAAAAATCTATATAATATGATGATGGAAGACGAGTTTTTAACTATATATAGAAGTGATTTTGTAAGTTATGTCGAACCATTCTATACTGTAATAATGAATGAAAAACAATTACTTATGGAATATAATAAAAATAATAAAGGTAAATTATAAAAACCCTTTCAATTCTAATTGTTAATGTATATATTTGTAATATACAAACAATTTAATAAAGAACCATATGAACGATAAAGATTATAACAATACATTTAAATTTGTTTTACGTCAAGGTAATCTTTTACTATGTGAAAAAATATTTGATGCAGATAAATTTAACCCATTTACAAGATATTCAATAGATATCAGAGATATACTACCAAGAGCAATAACTAAACTTCAAAAAATTCTTTCGAAAAAAAAATACGATATATTATTTGAAGTCGGTAGAATAGATACTTCAATTAAAAATTCTGCTAATCATTACTATGATTTATATCATCATACACAAAATATCATTGATTCTTATCCACAACAAATTAAGAATAATTTAAGATATAATCCACAAACAATTATACAACAGATTGATGATAAAACAATAAAAGGTGTTGAATGTAAAATAGGTTTCTACATTAATGAAAATCCTATTGTTGAAAGAGTATTTTATGTAGATGGCTATAACCCAGTTAGTAGATGGTCAGTTGATGTAGTAAATTCTGTTGTTGAAATTACTGATGTTATTTCAGATAAAATAAAGGAAAGCGATATTAAAAATATGTGGGATGATTATGATTTAATCAATATTCGAGGACTATCCATTAATCAAATCAGAGAACTCTCTTTTTCTAAAAGATGTGAAATGCTCAGAAGAATAAAAAAAGCATAGGCAGATTAATAGTAATATATTAGCAGTTTAGGAATTAATATAATTTTTTTAATTATATTAACTTTCCGATAACTGTTTTTTTTTCATTACAATATATATTTTAATGAGTGAACTAAGAGAAAATACTTTTTCAGCATATTTAGGACCTGAATTCCAATTAAGATTAATGTGGCAATTATTAGTTGAACCTGAATTTGCGGAGAAAACTATTCCAGATTTATCTGTCGAATATTTTGATGACCCAAATTTAAGAAGATTGTTCCTTATAATATTGGAATTCATTACTTTATACGATAAAGTACCTAATCTTCAAAACCAAAGTATACATCAGGCAATTAATTTATTAAAATCTCCAAATAATGTTATTGAAGAAGAATCATTATTTTCAGTGATTAATCGTATTACTTTATGGAATGAAAGAGTTTTAAATAAACAAATATTTCACGATGGCGATGTTGTTCAAAAAGCAGCAACTAGTTTCATTAAACAACAGGAATATCGTAAACTAGGTGAATTTATTTTAGATAAAACTAAAAGTGGTGATATCAAACATAAACATACGTTATTTGAAATAGACGATAAAGTTCAAAAAATAGCTCATATTGGTGATGATGAAGATTATGGTATTGATGTAACCGAAGGCGTTGAAAAAGCATTGAGAAAAGAATTTAGGCAAACAATACCCACTGGTGTTGAGGTACTTGATTCTTTAACAGGTGGTGGATTAGGTAAAGGCGAGATAGGTCTGATATTAACTCCGAGTGGAGTTGGTAAGACAACCCTGCTTACTAAAATAGCTAATACTGCTCGTGAATTAGATTATAATGTTTTACAAATTATTTTCGAAGATACTACAGAACAAATACAAAGAAAACATTTTACTATATGGTGTGAAACAGCATTAAGTCAAATAGATGATAATAACGATGAAATTATCAGGCTAACCAATACTAAGATTGAAAGTTTAGGAAATAAGGGTAGGTTGATTATTAAACGATTTAGTCAAGAAGATACTACCATGAAAGACATCCGTAATTTCATTATTAGATATCAGAAAAAATATGGTTTTAAATTCGATATTGTAGTTTTAGATTATCTGGATTGTTTAAATTCTCACATTAGAACAACAGATACTCATCACGCAGAATTAGTTATTGTTAAATCGTTTGAAGCAATGGCAGGTGACTTTAATATACCTTGTTGGTCTGCAATTCAAAGTAATCGTTCTGGATTTGACGCAGAATTAGTGGAAGCAAATCAGGCAGGAGGTAATATTAAAAGAGTACAGAAAGCACATTTCTTTATGTCAGTAGCAAAAACACCTGACCAAAAAGAAGCTCACCTAGCAAATATTAGAATAATAAAAGCTAGATTTGCTCAAGACGGTCAAACATTTAAGGATTGTATTTTTAATAATGATACAATGCAAATTGTTATTCGTGACGATAGATATCCGAGTGGTAATAATAAAAAGTTAAAAAAATATGGCGATGAAGAACTGGCTAGACTTGAAAAGAAAACCAGTAACATTGAATTACATACGAGAATCAGTAGTGTTGAGCCAACATCAATTAATGATGATTATAATAACGCTGTTTTAAATGATTTATCTGAGGCATATAAGGCACAAAATAATATAAAAAATGAAATTGACGATAAAATAATTTCTGATATAACAGAATTGCCAGCTATTGAGGAAAAACAAGTTCAAAATAATGAATTACTTGAATTTGATTATGGTAATGAAACTTCTCAAACAATAACAGTTCCAAGTTCTAAAGAAATTTCTGGAGAAAATGTCGAACCAATTGACAGTAAATTTCATTGGACTGGTGAAACATTTACTGATAATGTAAACGAAGTCGAAGTAAAAATAGAAAATGTACCGTTATTAGAAACCAATGACGAAGTAGAAATTGATGTAGGTGTTGTACAACCATTGGAAGTCAGGAATAAAGATAAATTAGATATTTCAGAAATAGAAAATTTATTAAAAAATCCTGATGAAATAGAAACAAAAGAAAAACATGTGTTTGATTATTTAAAAAATGTTTCTAAAAATCAGAAAATTATAAAGAGAGAATGATTTTTTAGTATTGATTAGTATTTATATTTGCATAATAAAAAAATATGTTGTAATATTGCATCATATTAATGAAGAAAAAAATTATTATAAAATATATTGCGAGTTGGTAGAAGCGGTATCTCGTCAGGCTCATAACCTGAAGGTCGGGGGTTCGAGTCCCTCACTCGCTACCATTTAAAGTAAATTATTTATTTTCCCTCAAAAAAAACCCTGTAAGAAATTCTTGCAGGGTTTTTTATTTTCTACTGCTCTTAATTTAATTCTTTTGTATTTATTATAAATAAACTGACTTTAAGAAGTGAGTTCATATGACTTACTTGACAGTTATGAAATAATAATGATTGAAGATTTAAATTAAAAACATATGCCATTTTTCGCAAGACCCAATTTATCGGATACGCAATTTAAACAGTTAAGTGGGAGCACATTAACTTTATCTGGTCAAACTAGAATTTCTACTCCAAGTGGTTTATCATTAATTGGCCAGACCGGATATGTACCGATTAATGTTACGACTGGTAATACTAATCTTAATGTATTAACATATCTTGATGGACAGATAATACTACTACCTTCATCTAGCGGTGGTAGTGGACTATATAGTGGTGCATCTCCAACTACTTGTACTGTAGGTGGATTATGTTCGGGTACATCGATTTATGGAAGTTCGATATCTACAATTTTAGAAAAAATATTAGTTCCACCAGTTCCATTATCAACTAGTTTAAGTATTGCGACAGGGGGTTCTGATAGACAGTTTGGTGATTGTAATATAGGTAATTTATGTTGGGATGTCGTGAAAAATACTAATTTAATCACATGTATTGCAATAAGTAGATGTGGAGATGGTATTTATCAAAACATATATTCGGGAGCAGGTATTGGTACAACAGGTGGAACAACAGGATATACTTTTACATATCCTACAATATCTTCAGGCACTACAGCATCCACAGTAACATTTAATTTAAGTGCTGCAACGACTGCTGTTGAAACAAGTACTTCAAACGCTAGTATTACTTGGCGAAATAAGAAATTCTATTTTGGTAATTCAACGGTATATAATAGTTCGGCTATTAGTGTGATATTAAGTGGTTTAACTGGCACATTATCAACAAGTAAAGCACTTAACATATCTCAAACATTAAATAATCAATTCTTTTATTATGCATTTCCAAAAATATTTGGTGTACCGAGTTTTATAGTAAATGGATTACCTAATAACGCATGGGGGAATTTAAATACAGGTACATTATTTACCATAACATTTATAAACACAAATGGTTATAGTAATCAATATTATGTAGCAAGGTCGGATAATAGAATAACTGGAACATATAGCATTATAGTATCATAAAATAAAATAAAATGGCAGAATATTATACAGGTACATTATTAGCTTCTTCAATAGTAAGGGGTTCATCAGGAGACACATACGGTACACATCATTCGGTATTAGGTGTTGGCGGCTATATGGAAGTCAGTACAATAGCAGAAAGAAATGCATTACCCATTGATACAGTAAATGGTATATACTATGATGGGTTATCATCTGGTCAACGTAGACTTGGAATGCTTGTCCATGTATTTGAAGATAATATAATATATCACCTTCAACCAAACGTTACATATTCAACATGGACCGGATATACTGATGGTGTGAAATTAAATGCACTTGGAGATAATAATAATTGGCAGATATTTTTATCTTCAGGAGGTACTACGGCTACTGGTGAAAATATAAGTAAAAGTTTTTACCAGATAACACATGGATTTACAGGTGGAACAGTAATTGGATTTAATGGTACAAATTACCAGAAAGTCGATTCAGTATCAGCAAGTACTATTGAACCATTAGGTATTGTTACTAAAATAGATGATAATAATTTTATATTGACATATGCTGGATATATTAGTATTTCTGGTTTTGTTGATATAAGTGGAAATACTTTAAGTGGTGGTACGGTTTATTATCTCGCAAGTACTCCGGGTGAATTAACTGCCGTATCTCCGACAAATTTTAATGAAATATCTAAACCAATGTTAGTTGCACTATTAAGCGGTAATACTGGCGTTGTTTTACAAAACAGAGGTTTAAATAAGTCTGATGAAGGCGTTACCTATGGTGATTTCACAGGTTATACTGCAACAACTCAGATTTTTTTAGATAAAACAGTTACTGGTGCAACAAATATTGGATATTTTAGTGGTGCAACAGGAATTCAAACAATCGATGTATTGACTTCAGATTTAAATTATAGTGGAAGATATACATCACTTTATAATTATTATTATAGGGATAACAGTGGCTTTATACGATTAGGTTCACCTGTATATCATGGTTCATTAAGACGTGGATATCTTAGTAATTTTACACCTAAAAAATCTTGGTTGTACAATACTTATACTGGCATGAGTAATCAGGTTGGTTGGATATTTGTCGATGGAGATATAAGTACGAGTGTGGGTACATTTTTAAGTGCTAATAATGTAAGTGCTAATGCAGGAACGCCTGTTTTTACAGATGTTGAGTGGTCATATACTGGTGGTACTCTGAACGATGGTTATTATACAAATAGTGCGATTTCATTAGATGTGAATGGAAGTTTTACTACAGGTAGCACTTATAGTATAGGTGGACCTGTTTATAGTGATAAACAATATCAGGAACTTCGATTTAGAACACTTATGACCAGTAGTCCCAATACATTGAAAATAACTTATGACGATAGTTTTGTATATGTTAGTGGTGCAACCGATGTAATAACAGGTGTAAGTACTGCAGCTAATGTTGGTACGGGTGCAGGTGTTTTTAAAAATAAAGTAAATAATATCTTAAATTTTAAAACACTTGTTGGTAGTGGTGGTACTGCAATTTATAGTAATACAGGAAATACTATAGTAATTTATTCAACAGGTGGTAGTGCTGGAGGAACTTATAATCTAGCATCTCCATCCGTAATTCCTCTAGGTGGAATATGTGCAGGTACTGTTTTAACAGGTAAAACAAGTTTTCAATTATTCGAAGAATTATTAGTACCGGAATTATGTGGTGCTATAACTGCACCAAGTACTACGACTAGTTTAAGTGCATCGGGTTTATATGAAATTGGATGTGTACTTAGTGGTGGTAGTTCACAAGTAGTTTGTGGAACATTTAGCAGAGGTAGTATAAATCCTCAATATTGTAGTATATCTGCATTTAGAAGTGGATGTGCAAATGCATATTGTTTTGTTGGTACTGGAATGCCGAGTGGTTTACAGTCATGTGCTTTATCACCCGCAAGTCAAACAATTAGCAGTTATGTAGTTTCAGCAGGAACTCAATCATGGTGTGTTAATACCAGATATGCTGCAGGTAGTCCGGCATTAGGTAGTAAAGGTACTCAATATTGTGCGGCATTAGTATCTGGTTGTACTTCATTATCAGGTTCAAGTATTGTAGGAGCATATCCATTATTTGCAACATCAGTAAGTATTACCGGATTAACTAAACAAACATTAGTAAATATGTCTACATCGAATAACATATTATTAAGTTTAGTCACTGAAAGCAGTCCTGATAAACAAAAATTTGAAATTCCATGTGCATGGCTTAGTGCTCCAAGACCGTTAGTAGGTGTTTGTCAATGGAATACAGTATCATCTCAGTGGGAGTATCCCGGTGGTTCGGCAGCATGTTCATTAAATTTATGGTCAACAACCGGAACAACAGAAACAATTCAGGGAAGTCCTATTGGATATTGTCGATATACGTATAATAGTGTAGACAGAAGTTCAGTATGCATAAGATTAGTTTTTTAAAATATAAAATATGTCAAGAAATACAGGTACATTTAATTTTGCTGCAAACTTTGAAGGGTTATTAAAAGGACCTACAGATGGAAAGCAACTAGTAAATTCATATTCAGCATTAACGTCTCCATCAACATGGAATCAATCTGGAAATGTTTGGTTATATAATGGTGCTATAGTTGCAGTTGCTAATGATGTAGACCCTACGAAAAATTCAATATACTATTTAAACGATGTCAATAATTATACTATGACATGTAGTTGGATTAAAGCTGGAAGTGGTAGTAGTACATTAACTGGTGCAACAAATGGTCTGAGTTTAGTAAATAGTGGAACAGCTATTGCTTTAGGTGGTGTACTTACAGAAAATACTTATTTTAGCGGTTACACATTAAATTATAATGAAGATTATAGCGGTACATATGGTTTACGTTCAATACCCGATGTAGGTTATGTAAATTCTATTGCAAGTGGTATTGTTCCTAAAGCAGCAGTTTTAGTTGCGACTACAACTGGTATTACACTTTCTGGTTTAACTACAATCGATGGTGTTGTACTTTCGAGTGGTAATAGAGTATTAGTTAAAAATCAAGCGAGTGGAGCTACAAATGGTATTTATAATGTAAGTACTGGAGTATGGACTCGTTCATCAGATTTTGATGGCTCACCAAGTGGTGAAACCGTTAGTGGTAGTTATATGTGGGTTTTAAGTGGTAACACAAATGGTAATACCGCATGGGTATTAAATACACCAGACCCGATTATAATTGGAACAACTCCATTGACATTTGTATTATTTGCTCATGTTTCAGATGTTGTTGCAGGTACAGGAATTGATATTCAAATGTCTGGTGGAACACATATTATTTCATTAAACGACTATAGTCAATCAGTTATTAATAATGCGATTACTGGTGCTACAAATGGTTTAACAAAAGTAGGAACTCAGGTTAAATTAGGTGGTTCAATAACTGGTAATACTTCAATTCAATTACAAGGTAATTGTTTGACTTTAGGTCAATATACAAGTTTTTCACCTTCGATAAGAATAGATGATTCAGCATCTTCGATTTGTTTAAGTGTAGGTACAGGTGGAAATATAACTTTAAATAATAGTACAGGAATTCAAGTTTCTGCAATTCAAGGTATAAGATATTTAGGTGATTATAGTGCAAATTATGTGGCTCGTTCATTAGTCGATGCTGCTTACGTAACTGGATTAACAAGTACTTCAGGTGTTCAAACAGCCAATAATGGTTTAACTAAAGAAGGAACTAATGTTAGATTAGGTGGAACGTTAACAGGTCATACATGTATTACAATTAATGGTAATAATGGATTTGAAGTAAGTGATGTCGCATATCAACATAAGATTTTAGTTACTACTGGTAGTAGTGGAATATTACTTGGGCATTATGGTGCGGCAATTCAATTATTAGGTACATCAACGACTGAACAAATTTTCATTGGTAATGATGATGTATTTATTTGTTTAGATACAGGTGCAGCATCATGTATTAGTTTCGCACAACCATTTATATTTTGTGATAGTCAAGGTACTAAGACTGGTTTAAAATATGCTGGAGATTATTCAAGTAATTATACTGCTCGCAGTATTCCAGATGTAGGATATGTAACAGGATTTACTTCTCAGGGAATTACAGGTGCTATAAATGGTTTAACAAAAGTAGGTCAATTAGTTAAACTTGGCGGAACATTGACTGGTGGGACTTGTATTAATATGAATAATAATGCATTTTATTTCAATTCACCAAATTTCAATTCGTATGTAGATATTGCGGTATCAGATGTGTTTAATCAAAATGTTTTTCAAGTATTATTCGATAATACAGGTAATACTGAATCAAATTGGTTTACTGTTTTACCAACAAGAAGTGAAATAAGATATACTTGGGATGCTTCAAATTGTAATTTAATGTGTGTTGATTCGAGCCGTACTTGCTTTGTTAATCTTAACACAGGTATATGTAAAAAAGTTACATTTAATAGTAATGCATTTAATTATGCTGCAGATTATTCATCTAGTTTTATTAATAGGTCACTTCCAGATGTAGCATTTGTGACAGGTTATACAAAAAGTCAATCGAATATAGTTGCAGTTCGTGAAATAATATTAAGTGCTCAAGGAACTTGCAGTGAAGATGAATTTGTTGGTGTATATAATTGTAATCTAATAACAGGATTTACTGTTAATTTAGATAATACACCTGTATATGGACAAAAAGTAACGATTGCAGATACTATTGGAAACGCATTAACATATCCGATATGTGTTTACGGTCAATCATATTTAATTAATGGATGCGCATGTGCTGTTATAAATACAGATTATGGTTCAGTATCATTTGTTTTTAATTGTAGAGATTGTTGGAGTGCCGTATCGTTTATCAATTAATAATCAATACTGAAATATTTTTAAAGATTAAAGTAATTAATGATGAAATGAAACTATTTATATTAAAGCGAAAAAAATAATAATAAAATAGAATAAATAATATAGAATTATGGGTTTCAATACAAAAATGAATTTAGTTAATGCGAAGTTTTATCAGCAAGACGGTGGAACTTTAACGTTATCTGGTGACACATGTATTGCTGATGTAGGTAGGTTAGCGTATCTAACAGACCAATCAGCAGTTTTCAATGCTACACCACGTTCAATACCGGATGCATCTTGGATAACAGGTAAAACAAGTGCGGCTCTAAGTAATTATTATACCAAAACACAAATTAATAGTTATACTGGTCAGACTAATACAAGAATTACTACGATTGAAAACAAGTATATTACTGGTGCAACTAATGGTATTGGTTTATCGGGTAAGAATGTTTGTCTTGGAGGTGCTTTAGTTGCCAATACAATTATAGGTACTGGTTCAAACTTATTCGGTGTTAATGCCGGAAACATTAATTTAACTGGTGCAACACTTAGTGCAAGTGGCGTAATTAAATTAATAAGTACTCCAGCAGCAGGTTTAACATCGGATTCAATTTTAGTTTGGAACTCAACAGATAAATGTGTTAAGGCAATAAGTGGTGGTGCTGTATTAACTTCTGCTATTACAGGAGCAACAAATGGTCTTACAAAAACAGCTCAAATAGTTAGACTAGGTGGTGCATTAACACAAGCAACAACAATAACTGTTGCAACAGGTACTTCTTTATTGGTTACAGATAATCGTACTACACCAATTGGTATTCAATATGGTGGTGATTACAGTGCTACTTATACTGCTCGCAGTATTCCAGATGCAGGATATGTAACAGGTAGAACTTCACAAGCAATCTTAACAGCTAATAATGGTTTAACCAAAGTAGGTTCAAATGTCGTTTTAGGCGGTACTTTAACTGGAGCAACAAGTGTTTGTTTAGGTAGTAATAGTATTGATTTCGATGGTATTAATGGTTCAGTTTATATTGGTGGTTCTACAGGTGCTAATACATTTGGAGTTTATTCGGATTATATTAATTTAGCTGGTAGTGTAGAAGCTACTCTTGGTGTTAACACTGGTTCTGCTGGTGGTGTATTATGTATAAGTACAACTAAAAATTCATTTACTGACCATAATACTACTAAAAAGGGGATTGAATACAATAGCGATTATTCCAGTACTTTTGTTGCACGTTCATTAGTAGATGCTGCATATGTAACTGGTAAAACATCACAAGCAATCTTAACAGCTAATAATGGTCTTACTAAAGTAGGTACTGAAGTTGTTTTAGGTGGTGCATTAACAGGAAACACTACAATTAGTTCTGGTACACATGATAATTGTTTAATAATAACAGCACCGTTAAAAGCTGATGATGTACATTATTTCACTTTTCATGATAATCCAGTACAATCGGGTTTTACAATAGGTAGATTATATTATCAAGACAACTCATTAAACTTAGATAGAGAATTTAGTGGTGTTACATTACAAATTGGTGAAGAAAATGTTATTAAGGCATATAATAATACCGGAAGTCAACTTCCAAACGGAACTGCTGTATATATTACAGGTTCTGCGGGTAATATTCCGACTATTGGAAAACCAATTGCCAGTAATGAAGCTCAAGCAATAAATACAATTGGTTTAACTACACACAATATAGTTAATGGTGGCGATGGTTATGTCACTACGTTCGGTGTAATACATGATATTGATACTAGTTTATGGTCAGCAGGTACGCCACTATATCTTTCAGCAACTGTTGCAGGTGGAATAACGTCAACTAAACCTGATTTTCCAAATGAAGTAGTATTACTTGGTTATGTTACATTCCAAGATACTGGTGGTACTATAACAGTAAATATTTCGGAACAAACAGAATATGTTAATATAGGTACATTTACAGGATATACTGCTCAGACACAAACA